TCTGGAGCGTATGAGCAATGCTGGTGCCGTGTAGTCAATTTTTACAGTACCATTGCCTGCGAAGGTGCCGTTTTCCAGTACTTCAAAACGTGCGTCTACATCATTCACTGAAGCTGCCTCTACTAAAACAGTGGCCCCATCAAAAACATCCCCGCGTACAAATACGATAGCCGAGCCGCCGTTTAGTCGAACAGCGTCTGAATCTTGCTCAGTGCCAACACCGCCGCCACCACCTTCAATCAAGATAGTCATATTTAAACCCTCGAAATTCTAAATTGGTCGTAGATAGCTAATGCGCCTGACTGAGCCGCAGTATCAGACCCGCACCCACAATCACCACTTGAACCGCTATCCATACAATCGCCTCTGTTTTCATACACAAACGACGCATGACGTTTTATTGCTGTCTTAATTGAATCCGCACATGGGAAAGCGCGTGTTGTGAACTCGATCTTCACTGACTGCTGCCTGTCATCCCCGTCGGTTGGATAGCACTTGCCTGACAGCAACAGAAGTATCGACTCTTGCCTTTGTGTTTTGAGATAGGTGTCAGCTAAAGTGGCTGCTGTGAACGCTGCATCTTTGATGTATTCAATGGAGTCAACTGTGTCAACTAGTGAGCGAGATAGAACGATCTCTTCTTCAAAACAGTCTTGTAACAAGCGCCATGTCTTCACTCTGAAATCACGCGCAGTATACCGCTCCCCGTACTCAGTTGATGCGTCTAACAGTGACTGCAACAAAGCATCATCGGTCGTGTTGGTAATCTTGAGATAGCACTTGAGATCAGCCAGCGAGACAGGTGACGGTCCAGCTGTTAGCTGTTCATAATACTGAACGTTACGTATCGGTGCTATCGTCAGGTGACTCATTAAGTATCTCTCTGAATACGATAATTATCCACAAGGGCCAGAGTAGTAATGTCGTGATGAACCCGCCCATCATAAACCATATGGACTCACCACTGTAACCTTCGCTAACTTCTATGATTGCACAGCACACACCAAGTAGGGCATACGCTATCAGCAGCCCTTCAAACGCATTCACTTTTTGCGCTTCCGAGTACGTTTGGGTGCCGCTTTCTCTGCCTTTGCTACTGGCCCTGCCTTCTCTTCGTCTGCTTCAACTACAGGGGAGGGCAGTGGTTTCTTCTTGGCTTTGGGCTTTGCTTTCCCCGGCACAACCAGTTCAGCCTTGCCTGCTTTAATCGCATTACCTGCAATATAGCTGCATACCTCTATGGGCACACCTGCTTTCACCGTCAGATTGCCCTGCCCCGGCAACCTTGCCCACTTTCCGTCACAGTTGAATTTAACAAGTGGCATAGATTCTTGGTCCTGTTTTAAGTGTGCCCCAACAGATGAAAGTGACAGCGACCGTAAACACTAACACCCGCCGGGGCACTATTCGTTATGCCGCAGCTGTCGGGCTCGTGTGCGGATTACTCAACACAGCCACGGCTGATAAAGCCCCGCCTGTAGTTGTACCAGTGGACGTTACACGCAACTTAACCCAACGCTCTTTACTGATTGTACCGATGCGCTTGGCTGAGTCGTCATCTGCAGCAAGGAACGTTGCGTCTGTGCCAGCCCCTAATATGAGTTCAGAGGACACTTCTGTTCCAGATGCGAATCCAACGTTATCATCTTCAAGTACTGTCAGCACATAGGTTCCGTCTGTTATGGTCCCTGACTGAACAATAAACTCGATTGATTCAAAACCAAGAGTGTCAATAACTTCACCATCAGTGTCTGTGTCAGATGAGATAGCACCATCCGCTACAGTCAGAGCCACCTTTTGCAACACGCTGTTATGTAGATCATATTCCATTGTCTGTTACCTTTTAAAAAGGAGGAGTCAGACGGGAAGCGCCCGACTCCTCAAATATCATGGAGGATGGATTAAGCCTTGACTTTAAGAAGCTTAATCGCTTCAGGTAAAGTAACTTGACCATAGTTCCAGCGGTTGAGTGTGAACTCTATGATAGCCTTGCGCTTCTGAGTGAACTCATCACGCACGATGTTCATGCCTGTGCGGTCCACAATAGTGTACCCGCGCATGAAGTCACCGAAAGCAATCGGTAGCGATCCAGAAGTCGTCAGATCACTCGACATATCTTGCATGATCACATATGGAAAACCATTTATGGTGTTCATGACAGGGCCATTCAAGCCGGGCATCCATAAAAACGCACCATCATCACTTTTAAAGGTGCGAATCTCTGCCAATGTTGTGCGGCTCAGCGTATAAACAGGGTTGTAACCTGTTTTTAACTGACCCGTTAATCTGATTATGTCGTCAGCGGTAACAACGTTGGCCGACTCAGTTTCAAACGCACCTGCGACAACACGAGTGTCTGTAGTAAAACCAGCGGGCTCTTTAAACCCTGTTCCCACTACGAACTTGTTACCTTCTTTCTGAGCAAATGACTCGGCTGCATCGTTCATGATCTCAGATTCCATGTCGAATGCTGAATCCATCAACATGTCCATGGTAATCGGTACTGTCACAGAGCAACGGAACGCTGTCAGTGTTTCAGAGCTGTATGTAGACGTACTGAGTTGATCTTCTTCAGCCTCGCCTTCATAGGTAGCAGACAAGATAGTGTCACGTACAGGCACATCTAAAGATTTGGAACTGATGGTACGCACCCGGGCAACGGAACGAACATTACTGATCTCAGTAATTTTCTTAGTGATCGCATTGTCCATTTCAGTCGGCACAAGAAAACCACCACTTGTATCAACATCGGTGCGAAGCAGTTGCTTCTGTTCCATCTCAAGATAATCCAGCCCTTTAGTGACAAAACCATTTAGGGCTTTGTACTCTGGAGAATCTTTATAATTCTTCTCATCATACGTTTTGTTATCACGCGAAAGCTCTGCTTCAAGTGCGTCTACACGCTCTTTCATTTCCAGCTCGGCTTTTTCTTTCTCTTTAAGCTGAACAACCACTTCCTGGTTCTTCGTCTCTTGAGCTTCTATGGCAACCTCAATCTTTTCAATCTTTTCCAGATCGGGGCTTTTCTTTTCAAACTCACTACGAAGCTCTTTTACAGCTTCATGTATCGCACCTAGATCACTCATGTGTATTCTCCGGTGATGCTATTTAAGTTAATGTCATTGTAACTATGGCATCGCGCCATTTGTCGTAATAGCATCACGCCATCACAAACCGTCTTTCATGGCAGACAAGTCTGCCAAAATTCTTTGTCGCTCCCAGTATTCGTTAATCTCAGCCGCTTTGTCTTTGGCTTCTTGATCCTTGGCTTCCTGGTCCCGGGCTTGCTGATCAATGTCATCTTGATCCGCAGTCTTCTGTTCAGGTTCTTCAGGCGGCTCCACTTCTTTCATCTTGCTGACCAGGTACTTCGCTGCCTGCTTGGAAAGATTGCCTGATTCTCTCAGTACCTTTTCAAGATCTTTAACAGGAAGTGCTTTAACCTCATCAACTGTCAATGTTTTGACTTCGGTTATCACAGCTTTAGGATTCATTGGCTCAGACACAAGTGAAAACTCCCAGATAGTGGCTTTCTTAATAACACGAATGCCATCTTCCATGGCGTCTTCAACAACAGAAAAACCGATTGAGAAGTCAGTAAGTATGCCTTGCTTGGCAAGCGCAAATGCCTCACGGCCTTCTTGGACTTCTAAATTGATCTCTCCAACTACTGACAATCCTTTTTCGTCTTCTCTGACACTCTCGATAGGGAAGCCGCCGATGAGCATGTCGCCCCGGTGCTGAAACAGCATACGGACAGGGCGATTGTTTTGGCGGAGCTCTTGTATCGACTCTACAAAAGCACCTTTAACAAACCGGTCCATTCCCCTGTCAATGTCAAACGTAGCCGCATGCCCTTTGATGATACCAACAGGTATGCCGTTGCGATCCTCTTGCTTGACCTCAACTAACTGGCCGCTTAAATGTTTGACTTCTTTATCGACTGTCATTATTTGAATCCGCTAGCCTAAAAGTAGCTTGTTTGTTTAGTATACGTTAAAACACTTGCTATTGCCGAATCACTTAATAAGTGACCGTATGAGAGGTGTAATCAGCCCTCGCACCAACTCTTTAATCAGGCCACCACCGACCGGGGCGATTGCAAATGTCGGTACCGACACAACATCTGTGCTGGTCAAAGCCATCGCAGCCGCTGGTATCGTAACAGTAACAATCTCTATCGCAGCAATATCGTAGAGAACAGCAGGTGACAGCGATATCGTCACTACTGTGTCACTGGTTCTGACTACTGCGGTAACAACCTCTTTGTCTCTAACTTCATCATTCCAGCCCAATGGCAGTGACGTGGCTGAAGTCATACCGTCAATAATGGCCTGTCTTGTTGCGTCAAAAGTGGCGCCCGCTGCAACCCAGGTGTCATTAGTCAGTGTCAGAATGATCTCACTGGCACCCAGTACTATGGCATTCTCATCAGCCAGCAGGATTGTTCCTGACAAAGCTGCCGTTGCTGTAACGGTGGCAATGGCAAATGTCGGTGCTGCGACAAGAGGAGAGGTTGCAATGGTTAGCGCACTATCTGGAATAGTCGCAGTGATCGTCTCATTGGCCGCTATGTCGTAGCTGGCTGATGCTGACAGCGTAACTGTTACAGCCGTGTCACTGGTGCGAACTACAGAAGTAACGACTTCCTTGTCTCTTACTTCATTATTCCAGCCCAGTAATTCCGCACCCGCTGAGTCAAGACCGTCAATGATGTCTTGTCGCACTGCGTCGAAAGTAGCACCCGCAGTTACCCAAGTGTCATCCATCAAAGTAAGGATTACCGTTCTGCCGCCGGTAACAATGTCACCCTCATCAGAACCTATAACGGTGCCAGTGAGCGATGCTGTGGATGCTACATCCGTGATAGAGAAGGTTGGTGCTGCGATAACAGGTGTTGTATCGAAAGCCAAAGCACTGGCAGGTACTGTCGCAGTGATAGTCTCGTTGGCTGATATCCCATAGCCAGCTGAAGATGACAACGTGACTGTTACAACCGTGTCACTGGTGCGAACAACAGCTGTGACTACTTCCTTGTCACGAACTTCATTATTCCAGCCAAATGTTTCCGATTGTGCTGAATCAAGACCATCGATAATGTCCTGTCGCACTGCGTCAAATGTGCCGCCTGATGCTACCCACTTGTCATTGGTGAGTGTGAGAATGATAGTCTCACCACCTCCCATGATGTCATTCTCATCGGCAGTGGTGACTGTGCCAGTTAATGCTGTGGTGGTAGCAAGATTAGTAATGGCAAAAGTCGGTGCCGCCACAACTGGGCTGGTGTCTATTGCCAGAGCACTGGCAGGTACTGTCGCCGTGATAGTCTCATTAGCCGTAATGCCGTAACTGGCAGAAGCTGACAGGGTGACTGTTACAACCGTATCACTGGTACGAACTACTGCACCAACAACTTCCTTGTCACGAACTTCATTGTTCCAACCAAACGTTTCTGATTGTGCAGAGTCAAGACCATCAATGATGTCCTGTCTGATGGCGTCAAAAGTGCCACCTGATGCTGCCCACCTGTCATTCGTCAGTGTCAGAATGACAGTGTTACCACCAGTAACAATATCCGCTTCATCAGCAGTTGTAACTGTACCGGTTAAAGCAGTGGTGGTAGCTAGATTAGTGATGGCAAAAGTCGGTGTTGCGACAACAGGGGAGGTGTCAATTGCTAACGCGCTGGCAGGTACTGTCGCCGTGATAGTCTCATTAGCAGTTATGCCATAATCAGCCGAGGCTGATAGTGTCACTGTGACAACTGTGTCGCTTGTTCTGGCAACAGCAGTGACGACCTCTTTGTCTCTTACTTCATTGTTCCAACCAAATGTTTCTACACCAGCAGAGTCAAGACCATCAATTATGTCCTGTCGCACTGCGTCAAAAGTCGCACCTGCATCTGCCCACCTGTCGTTAGTCAGCGTGAGAATGACAGTGCTACCACCTGCTACTATGTCACTTTCATCAGAGCCGATGACTGTCCCAGTGAGTACTGAGGCAGATACCAGGTTCGCTACCACAAATGTTGGTGCTGCTATGACAGGTGCTGTACTAATAGCTAAAGCACTGACAGGTACTGTCGCAGTGATCGTCTCATTGGCATTGACGCCATAATCAGCCGAGGCTGATAGTGTGACTGTGACAACGGTATCACTAGTGCGAACAACAGAAGTAACGACTTCCTTGTCTCTTACTTCATTATTCCAACCAAACGTCTCCGAACTCGCAGAATCAAGACCGTCAATTATATCTTGTCGTACTGCATCAAAAGGGGCACCTGCATCTGCCCACCTGTCGTTAGTCAGCGTGAGAATGACAGTGTTACCGCCAGTAACAATATCACTTTCATCAGAACCAATGGCTGTTCCAGTGAGTGCTGAGGTAGACGCCAAGTTGGCCACAATAAATGTTGGTGTAGTAATAACAGGTACGATGGCTTTGACTAACGCACTAACAGGTAGCGTTGCAGTGATCGTCTCATTGGCATTGATGCCATAACTTGCTGAAGCCGACAGTGTAACTGTGACAACCGTGTCACTCGTCCTGGTAACAGCAGTGACGACCTCTTTGTCTCTTACTTCCGCATTCCAACCAAATGTTTCTGAACTCGCAGAGTCAAGACCATCAATTATGTCCTGTCGAACTGCGTCAAAAGGGGCACCAGCAGCTACCCATGTGTCATTATCTACTGTTAAGACGACAGTCTTGCCACCTGTAACAATGTCTGATTCATCAGAACCAATGACTGTTCCTGTCAGTGTGCCAATTGGTTCTGATGGTGGGAAATAAGAAAGGGGTGTCGCTGGTTTTAATGTCTGGTAAGGATCAGTGTGGAGTAACTGGACTTCTTCCAGTCCCAACACGCGGTTGTGTATGATGACAGTACTTAACTCGCCCTGTAACGCCCGGTCCTCGTCTGTGTGCCCTTGCGCCAAAGCGTTTATAGTAAGTGCTCCGTCTGGGTCAGTGACGTTACTCCCGCTTGTGTTCTCTACCCCCTCTTCGTAAAGCCGTGTTGTCGTGCCGTCATAAGTCATGGTGCGCCAAGCCAACACATCCTGCGCTATGTCCAGAGTAAAAGAAGCCTTACTGCCTGGACCACCACCAGCATCGGAGTACTCGATCTTGACCTCATCATTTTTCAAGTACAGGTAGCTATTGTTGTTACTGGCGTCACCCAGGATGTTCCCTGATCTGTCACCTGGCGTTTCTTTAAAGGCGAGAAAAGATATGGACCAACTATCCCCTGAACCAAACACGAATTCCGGTATGGTTTCGCCATCATGCATGGCGTAATACAAAACCGTTTTACCGTGGCGGTTTACCTCCTCCCTGCTTACACCCGTTTGTGTGCCAAGCTGCCTACGGACCAGTTCTACGTGCGTATTACCCGCTGGAAGCGCATAGCAAACTATGCCTTGTGACAACCTGTTCAAATAGTCAATTTCAACAGGGCCAACAGGTACCTGATTCAGTCTCCTAAAATCAGGATGATACCGTTTAGGTAGCTGTGATAATCCCATTACGCATGTGGCCCCAAAGTTTTAGGCGTGATAAACAGATCCCACCCTGAACTGATCGTCTGCCCACCTTTGTTCTGTATATAAAACTCATACTCCTGAGATGACTTGGTATTGGGTAGCGTTATATCAATAGGGACGTACTGTGCAGATGTCACAGCATCAACCGGGAAATTACCTAAAAACACATGCAGGAACTCAGCAACAGGGGCTCTTTGGTCATTAACCCCCTCGATATTTAAGAGCCGTGCATACAGTGCAATGAAACTGTTGTCATCTGGGGCAGACCCGAAGGTAACCTCTAACACTGCACTGGCTTGAGGTGCATCATCCGAGTTTGTAAACGTGTCTTCAGTCGCACTAAAAGAGCCATCAGTAATGGCAGCTGCTGTTGTAACAACAGATGTTTGTGTACCAAAAAACTCAATTGCTGCATCAGTTGAAATTGCCATTCCTATACCTTCCTTTTAGCTATGAGATCTTCATTATCCACTATAGAAGAACACCTGCAATTAATTACATTACCTAAGCTGGCGCCAAGGGCTATATCTCCGGGCCAACGTAACTGCTGACCTGACACAACATAAACACCGTTCACATCCACTTTCTGCCTGTCTGCTGCCACATGGTTGAACCCGTTTCGCCGCACTTTGTTATCCCGTACTGTCACCCACTCTTTGGTGACGTTCGTTGTGGCACTGGACCCAGCCACTGTTGGTGGCTGTTGTCCTGCCAGCACTGCCGCTTCAGTTGCTTTGGCAACCTCTGCAGTAATCTGCGTTTCTGTGCAGGCGATGGTTGGTGTGTGATTCCGCAAAGCACGAGATGCGGTGGCTGCCGCAGTAGTGGCAATCTCTTGCCGTGACATGTCTCTGCCCTGTGCCTGCTCAGCCAGGGCAATCTGTTCTGCGTTAGCGACTGCGCTTTGTAACTCTTTATCTATTGTATTCAAGATAAACTGGCTTTGGGTACCTGCTCTGACCAACGCAAACATGGCTAACGCTATCGCAATATTTGTCTCTTCCTCTCCCGTTGTCTGCAA